AGAGCTAGGGCCGTCCAACGCCGACTTCGCATCTGCAGTGCCATACAGGCAACATGCAGCGCGGCAGCGGGAACATAGCCCCACAAACTGTGGCCTCGCCACCACCAGCTCAATGCTTCAACAGCAATTATAGCTGCAGTGGTAGTACGGGGCGAGCGGCATCGCTGCCACTCTTCAAGCAACGGTGTGAACCAAGAAACACACCAATCAACCTGCCCGAAAAGGTTGGCCTCAGAAAGCAACGAGGGGTCGCGTGGCAAAGGATCACCCACAGGAGGTGCATCCTGAGCTACCATCGCATCAAATACGTGGTGCTCAACCATATCCGGCAAAACCCGAATCTCACGGATATGCCGGATGGCTTCGTCACATTCCATCCTCGATACACCATACACATGTGCATAGGCATCCCAAATCTCCGGGGACATCTGCACGGGGTGCAATCTCTTAATGCTCTGCAACCGCTCAAGTATCAACTTCGTCTTCATATTCACAGGCAGTTTTCGACCGTCTGTGATATGGGCCACCCTCTGTACAAACTCATAAGCGACAGGAAGGTGAGATACGGCGGACATTGTTCCCATACAAATAGCCTGGCAATAACCGTAAAGACGGGTGCCAAAGGCATTCTGGGAAGTTGCAAAGAACAACTTAGGAAGAAGCTTTCCAGGCTTGGGGCCAAACGCAAAACCGGTGGGAGTAGCAGCAGGCCACCACCTGCCACTACAAAATTCCATGTCACACCGATAACGCGACGCCTTCACCTTGAACTCAAAACCGGCGCGCTTCCCGGTTTCTATCAAGGCAGTACGGGCCTCCTTCGCGAGTCTCAAAGGAACGAGAATCGCGGCATCGTCACCAGCAACAATAGCTTTATGTGGGATAGCTTCCAAAGCTTCCTCAACCACGGTAATTACATCTATTGTATTGCCAACAGTGGTGGTAGTCTTGCCCGAAGGCACAGTCCCATCCACACTGTACACGACCCCTTCTGGGGTGGAGCCGTGTGTGACCGCATCCGCACGAAACATCCTCATGGCCTCTTCACCAGCCCCAAGGTGTTCGTACAGGTCGGCTGTTGTGTCAATGGCATCCTCATCGACACTAGCATCGAGGCGCACGGCATCTGAATCGATATACGCTACTGGCTCATCGAAGGCATTTTCCGCCATTTCTAACCAGGAATCATTCTGTTCAGCATTCAGGCCGGGACCATAAGTCGTATCACCATGCTCACCCTTGCAAGCCTTACTCAAGGCATGTGCAAAGGGTCCTGTTGGATTTACGTACTCGGGGAGACAGCCCTGGATCAATCGCGGATCATAAGGCTCAATATCCCCAAGCGGTTCATCAATAGATGGCTCGCCGCGTTTAAC